ATAAGGCTGCAATTATCTTAGGCATGACAGAATTGCCGGTAATTGTATCTGAGAATGACGATGAAACAAATGACCGTGACAGGGTGCTCGATAATCGCATCTCGGAATTGTCAAGGTGGGATAACACTAAGCTTGGCTATGAACTTGACGAAATAGGTGTTGAGTTGGCAGAGTTAGGCTTGGGAATGAAGGTTGGCACAATCGTTGATGATGTTACCCTTGCTGATATTGAAGAAGCCGAAGTAGAGCAGACCAAACTTGGCGATAAGAATGTGCAGGCTATGATGTCATTCCAATGTCCGGAATGTGGAGGTTACTTTGAGTATAAGATTATCTGACAAGATTGAGATGCGTTCGCCTACAAGTGTAAAACCTTATTGGCGCAATCCGAGAATTAATGACGCAACGATTGATGCATTGGTAGAAGTGCTGCCTGTAATAGGCTTCAACGTTCCTATTGTGGTTGATAGGGATGGCGTAATTATCAAAGGTCACGCAAGGCACTCGGCGGCTATCCGTTTGGGCATGGAATCTATCCCGGTTATCGTGTCTGATAACTCTGACGAAGTAAATCGGCTGGATAGAATTGCCGACAATCGCGTGTTTGAAGTGACAAGGTGGGATGAAACCGAATTATCAGAACTTCCGATTGTGCCTATCCCTAATGGCAATAAGAAAGAAAATGACAAACCGGAAGGTATAATTGAGAAGGATGAATATGAATTCGTCTGCCCTTATTGCAACGCTGTTGTGAAGGTGAACATATGAAATCCTATAAGAAAAAGCCGCAAGTGCCATTTCACAGTTTCTGGTTGGAAGAAGAACAATACGAACCTCTTGATAAAGCCGACTACGCTGGAAATTTCGGCTTTAAATTCGATTTATCTGATAGCTCTGCCCTTTTACCCTCTTTCGATAAACCGGATTGTTTATATAGCGAATTATCTTTCATTGTTGGCTATAAAGAATTCAATGAGAGGACGAAAACCCAAGGCGATTTCAAGGCATATATCGTTGGAATGGGTAAGCTCATTTGGAAGTTCAATGTCCCTGTTTATCTCATTGGGCATAAGAAAGCATTGGAATCATTGAAGCCTGACCGTATTATCCCGATTAAAGCAGACTTGCCAGTAGAAACATTCGCAGGATATTTGGCTGTGTGGCGTGATGATGAAATCAATGTTGCCAGTAGAACTGAAACATTGGTCTACATAAACGGTAAGCACAAACTTGTCTATGACCCATGCTGCGGTTATTTATCCATTGCCCGACTAATGCCGAATTGTAAGTTCATATTTTCGGATGTAAACCCAAAATGTATTGGCGGTGCATTGGCTACCTTGATGGAGTTGAATGGTGAAAAGACCCACCAGACTATCTAAGCAACTTATAGAACAAATTGCTACTTATATTGAGAATGGTAACTTTGCGCAAGATGCTTGCAAATTGGCTGATGTAAGCGAAGCTGGTTATTATAAGTGGCTTGCGACAGGCAGGGCAATCTTGGATGGTGAATTGCCAAAGACAAAAGCAAACGCTTTGACGGTGGACTTAGTAGAGGCTATAAAACATGCTGATGCGAAATTCAAGGCGTACCACTTGTCGAATATCAACAAGGCATCGAGAACTACTTGGCAGGCTTCGGCGTGGATGTTGGAGCGCCGCTTCCCTGAGGAATATGGGCGTAGAACTGATAATGCTGTTAAGGTTGAGGCTGATGGAGCGGTAACCATTTATATACCAGATAATCGTAGGGAAGACGATGGAGATACGCTTACAGCCTAAGCAGGAGTTATTCCTTTCATCGTCTGCTGATATTGTTATTGGCGGCGGTGCAGCAGGTGGTGGAAAATCGTTTGCTCTGACGGTAGAGCCGTTACGCCACATAAACAGGCAAGGATTTACATCTGCCATATTTAGGCGGACTTATCCAGAAGTGAAGCGTCCGGGCGGTTTGTGGGACGAAGCTATGAAAATCTACCCATATGCAGGATTGAAGCCGAGAGATAATAAAGCTGACTTTACGAATGGGAAAGCTAAGTTGACTTATGGTTATTTGATGAATGATAAGGCACTTGAGAATTGGCGTGGCTCACAGTTGGCGTTGTTGATGTTTGACCAATTGGAAACATTCACAGAAAAACAGTTCTTTTACATGCTATCCAGAAACAGGACAACTTGCGGAATACGCTCATATGTTAGGGCGACTGCAAATCCAGACCCGGGATGGTTGGCTGACTTCATTGGTTGGTGGATTGCGCCTGACGGTTATGCTGACATGGATAGGATAGGCAAGACAAGAGCCTTTGTACGAATAGAGGAAACGATTCATTGGGCTGATACGAAACAGGAACTTATTGATAAGTTTGGTGCAGGTGTAGAGCCAAAGACTGTTACTTACATACCATTCACGGTATACGATAATCAAATATTGTTAGATAGTGACCCGGGATATATCGCTTCATTGAAGGCAATGAGTTACATTGACAGAATGAGGTTGCTTGGCGACCCTGTTCGTGGCGGTAATTGGAGAATAAAGCCGAGTGCAGGGAAAGTGTTCAACTTGGAGTGGTTCGAGATAGTGCCAGAAATGCCGCCTCATGGCTTGCGTGTCCGCTACTTTGACATGGCTTCGACTGGATTATCTGCTACTGCGAAAGACCCTGATTACACTTGTGGAATTGAGATGGTCTATGATGGCAGGTATTACTACGTCACAAGAATGTTTCATAAACAACTATCACCTGCAGAAACAGACCGGTCTATTGACGAATGTATCAAGTTGGATGCAGAGCGGAAGGATATTGGTGGCAGATACTTTGCAAGGTGGGAAATAGAGCCGGGAAGTGGCTCACGCAGAGATAGCGTTGCCAGAACGCAGCGATTGGCAAGTATTGATGCAAAAGGTGTCAATAAGATGATGGCGAAGATTGTGGCATGGAAGCCGCTTGCAGCAGCAGCCGAATCTGGTTTGATAAAAGTTGTAAAAGCAGGCTGGAATGATGTATTCTTGAATGAGATGCATGGCGTTCCAGAAGGTATGCATGATGATATTGCTGACGCCGCCGCTGGCGCGTTTACAGCACTTGTGAATGAGAGTAAACTGGATGTAGTGGCTGAACAGAGG